CCTCAACCAACACAGAAGATAATGTCAATGTGTGGGGATAAATTTACAGCGGGTCGTGGAGACTTGCGTCTGTCCGGAAAGACAGAATGTATTATGCCGACTGGTATTAAAGCAACCACCCTTATTAATGTTAACGATACAGTTCAAATGTGGGCCATTCACATATGGAGGTGTATTGGAGGCGGTTATAAAGGGACTATTGAGGAAACAGCTCAGAGTTTAGGGTTTCAGACAAGTGGAGGGGGTTCTGACAATATTCAGGATGTCATGTTTTTACATGGCTCCTTTTGTCCGACTCCAGAGGGAGATTATATTTGGATGATCTTACCTGGGGCAGTCATAAAAGGCGGAAAGACTATGACCTCTCCACTTCAAATAACAGGTTCTAACAATTGGCCTGAGGCGTATCGTATGTGTTTGTATGCGTCTGCAAAATCAATGGGTGAAGTACCTACTAACTATCCAATTCTGGGGGCTTTTGTTCGGGCATGTTTGCGCTTAGGACAAGAGTGTAATGAAGAAATAACAGATAAATATTACAATATAGAAGTGGAAGGTGAAATAGATCGGGAGGAAGTTTTGGGCATGATATATAGGAGATACGGGATTACAGCAGAGGATGTTGATCGCGTTGAGGCTCTCTATGATTCAGTCGATAAACTTCCTTGTGTCTTGGTAGATCCAGTGTTTAGTGTACTGGCTTTCAAGGACTATGGTGGCGACCATACAACCACCAATTTAGCGGCTCTCAGTTTCGTGACAAGTATTTCAAACGTGCTGAATGGTAAGAGTCCGTCGTTTTGCAGTTTTCTCGGAAAAACTGTGGAATCAGCTAAACATATAGCTGGTTTCGGGGAACAACAAAGAGTAATAAAAACAATGACATCGAGAAGAGACAAGATAAACGCGGCAAAGTCAGTTCTAGCGGCGGCAGGTATTGGGGGTGCAGCTTATGTTGCAAATAGAGATATTTATCAACCAGCAAGTAAAGGTTTAAAAGCCGGAAACAAGTTGATTGAGGATGTTTCTCACCTCATTAAGAGCCAAAGCGGATCTGCAAGGAGTCACCCTAAAGGGGGGAGAACCTATGCCCCGGTATCGATGAATACTACTTTTGTGAGCAAAGCACCGCGCACAAAAACAGTAAAGAATGGAATAATTGTTAGTAATGAAGAACTTATAGATGGAAGCGTGATGGGCACTACTGATTTTCAGATTTTCAAAACTTATGTTTTGAATCCTGGATTAAGTCATGTCTTTCCCTGGCTAGCGCCAGTTGCATCTCAATATGAACAGTATAGGATTCATAAATTTTTG